AAACGTTAGTTTTACGTGAAACAATTGAACTAGAGTGACTACTAGTCCTTTAGCAAATAATCATAATTATGTAAATAATCATATTGAAAATTTGAAATTGTTCAACAAAAACAGGAACATGTGTACAACAAGTCCTAACTCTCTTAAGCTCTGGGCTAGTAACCCGGAAAGAGAGTCTTCCCAGAATCTCGCATACTTTTCCCCAACAGCTGTAAAAAGCCGGAAGGAGTTAAGTGTGAGTGAGAAACTGAGGAATATAGGGACGGATGAAACCGAAGCCGCGAATGTGAAGTCAGATCCACAATATTGCAGCCGAGAGTTTCACAACTTCAAAATACGATCGTCACCTTTTGCAAAAAAGGTCGATGTACGTAAAGGTAATAGGAAGAGAAATCTTCCTCTTTACCATAGAGAAGTTACCTACAAATTTAGGGTGATAGCGCTAAGAAATGATGATTTCTTTTCAACGCTACCTAAATCAGTGATAAACAGATTAGCAATGGACCCCAAGAACTTTGTCAGGGCAAGAAGCACCTGGCAAGCTATTGAGGATTGCATTATCTGTTCCACGCCTGAGATACGACCAACTAATCCAATTTTGTACAAATTTGAACGTTGGGTTTACTGTACCTCAGTACAAGGCCGCGAAAGCGGCCTTCAGTATGTGGTGGACTGCTGGAAGAAATTTGCGAACTGGTTGAAATACCATGCCGTAAAAGCCCTCAGCAACGTTAGCCCCATACCGAAAATTCCTCAGGGATTTCCCCTCTTTAGTAATGGAAAACTAAGGGAGAAATCCTTGGGAAACTTCGAATGGATCCGTACCATTGAACAGTACGGAGCCCACTCGAAGGGTATGATGACAAGAGTAATGCACTTGTCATCGACCCGTGGTCTTGCGCCAGGGTCTCGAACCAAAGTTATTCAAGCTTTGGAGGCTCATAAAGAAACTCTTACACTAGGTCCAGTTGAAACATCAACTGAGCGCCTAGAAGAAATAAGTATCTTAGCAAGACGGATAGGGAGAAAGGTAAAAAGTATTCTACAAAAACGTAGATACAACCAGCATGTTGAAGCTGGACACCTCTCTTTATCTACCTCCGCATCGGTAGAAGTACCAGTGCGTGAGGGAGGCAGAGGAGCGTTCCTTGCAAGTGCGTTCAGAAAATGGTTGGACCGAAAACCAACCGAATCTGAATTAGACACTAAGGACCGCGATACTGTAATCGCTCAACGAACGATTCTGGATAGGCCTTTATCCCATAATCCGGAACTTCCCAGATGGATGACACTTTGTAGAAAAAGTGTTGTTCCAACTGTGTGGAGAACCGAATTAGAGGGGCCAGACCCAGATACATCGTTCATGTCTGAGCGAATGCTGTACGACTTCGAACAAAAGGATAAGCTAGGTGATCAATTACAATCACACTATGCGCTTCCTTTTCTTGGACTCGACAGCATACTAGGTTACCAACTTCATCATTGGTCTTACACTGAATTAATAGAAAATGGGATCCTTAGAGGACCCAAATTCGCTAGTAATTTGGAAGACTTTTGTAAAGTTGAACTAGGAATCCCACCATTAGTCAATGCTTCAGCAATTGCCGAACCGGGAGGTAAGACACGGATAGTTACAGTACCAGAGTGTGCAGTAGTTGAATTTCTTCAACCATTTGCTCACCAAACGGTAGGGTTTCTATCCGCACTCCCATCAGCAAGAGCTGGACTAGGGGCTGCGGCCCAAGGATTTGAATACTCTAAAGCGTTAAGCTTTAAACCAGAAATCATTAATGATTTCAGTGGTTTGTATTTTGGATCCTCAGACTTAACAACAGCGACAGATTTTTGTGATCACAAAATATCTGAGACTCTGTTAAAGGGATTCTATAAGGGCGTTGGCCATCATACTACTTATCTCCACCGTGAGGGAGAAACAAGTAAAGGTGTCCAGGGGGTCTTACACCCCTACCTCCGGATCAGCATAGAACTTCTATGTTCCGGACGGATGATTTCTTATCCGAAACGTTCTAAAATAGGACTTGTTCCACGATCAAATCGTGGAATCCTAATGGGTGATCCAGGTACGAAAGCGGTATTAACGCTCTTTAACCTAATCGCCGAGGAAGAGTCCTTCCTAAGGTGGTACTATGGAGTATCACTAGAGGATGACCTCCTCGAGTCCATTAGCGAGATTCTCATACGCAAAAGCATCAAAATATTTTGGAGATGCTTTGCATGCGCAGGAGATGATAACATCGCCTTTGGACCGTTGGCATACATATGGAATATCTCAAGAATTCATTCTAGAAATGGAATGAAAGTTTCTTGGGAGAAGACATATGTATCTCAGCGAGGCGCCTACTATTGCGAAGAAGCAATTCTTCGGACAAAACATAGTAGGCTTTCGTTTTCTTCAGGAATTGTGAAAACAATTTCTGATAACAAGGAAACGAAAATAAACTTCTTGGCTGCAACAGGG